CTACGTACTACCCCTGCCCTGAACGGGGGCAGTGGACTGCCTGGGCGGTAGCTTGCTCTCGGTGTACTTCTCCGTCACGGCGACGCTGGCAACGAACAGAATCAGGCCTAGCACCATGGTCGCCGTGACTCGCAGTCGATTGCCTGGCCGCCGCACGAGAACAAACAGAACCAGCGGCAGCTCCAGCACGACCAGCAACGTCCCCAGGATGATGACCGCCCCGCCGATGGCCACAAGCGGCCCTGTCCGCACGGCTGCCAGGTCAATGTGGGCAAAGCGCAGCACGTAGACGGTAAAGGCCGCGCACATGACCACCAGCAGGCCGGTCAGCGCGTCAACCCAGCGCACAATGCGTGTGTGCGTCATTGCAATCCTTCTGCCACAACCTGCTTGGCCAGTGCCGCCCAGCGCTTGGGACTGTCCTTAACCACGTGGGCATAGTAGAAATGCCCCTCGCCCTTGCCGGCCACGAACTGCTTGCCCAGTTGCGGCGCCGCCTCCATCAGCTCGGCCTGCGTCATGCCTGCGTGGATAGGGTCGCCGTACTGCGTCAGGTCGATAACCGATGTCTTGCGGATCAGCCGGTGCCGCTTGAGATCGCTTAGGAAATCGCCATCAATGGGCGAGCCGATCAACACCAGGTGATCGACGGGATGCCCATTCCTGGCGTAGGACCATGCGGTTTGCGCGGCGAGCAGCGAGCCATAGCTGTACCCGATCAGGTTGAATTGTGGCGCCTCGGCGGCCATCCCGCTGGAAATGGTCCATTCACTATCGTCCCGAAACCGAACCGCGAGACCCGACCGGATCGCGTCGAGAAACGTGCCGAAAAAGCCGGGGTAGTCAGCGGTTGCCGAGTTGGTCAGCCCCGCAAAGCAGTATTTCAGGCCGGCATCCCTAAACGCTGCCAGTTGCGGCTGCAGATAGGGGCCGTCCAGCCCAGCCCCTCCCCAGTACAGAGTGCCACGTGGCCGCAGCAGCGAAATCTTAACCGCCTCGCGGTCTGCGGTCGGCGTGAGCCTGTACGTGCCGGAATAGACGACCTCAGGCACCTAGTCCCCCTCCGGCAATATTTCCAGGCTGACCTCTTCCGGGTTGAGGAGCTGGACGCGCTGCGTGTAGCCCGATGCATTCGTCACGCCCTCTACCGACCCGCCCGGCCAGTTCAGGCGGTATCGCCGGCATGCCAGCGGCTGTTGGCTCGCGTCGTCCAGGAGTTGAAAATGCCGGTCGAACATCTCGCGGTCGTCATGCAGGTGTCGGACTTCGCCCACCGTGCCGGTACCGGTGCCGGTGCCGCTGACCTCGTCCTCCACCATGTTGGCAATGCCCGTTGCCAGGACTCTGGGTCTCGTCGGGCACTGGCACAGCACCAGGTCTCCTTCGCGCGCGACCGGCTGGCCGTTCACTGTCTGGATTGGGAAGGTTTCCCCGACGATTCGCCCCGTCGAATTGCACTTTGGACACGATGCAATGTCGCCCCATAGGGCAGCCGGCCTTCCACTAATCACCATGAACTGGCCAGCACCGCTCGTCAGGATCGTACCGCCCGTCGTGGTTCTGTCGCCTACGACGGCACAAGCTCGAAGTCCCAAACTATCCTCCTATCGCGTTTCGCCCCGCTGCACCATGCAAACGGCGGGCAATACTTTGGGGTAGTGCTTGGCACCCTGGCAATTGAGACATAGTTAAAACTGCCCTGAGCGCAATCTATGAGGCTCAAATCTCCACGTCGTACGTAGGTAGTGCCGGTGCCGCGCCCTCGATGGCGCCATCGCGCACGTAGACGCTGGCGCCGGCCGCCGTCGTGCCTCGGACGCGCAGCGTGCCACCGCCCTGCAGGCTGACCGTCACAGTGCCATCGCCGTGATTGGTCGTGACCGTGCCGACCAGGCGCGGAGAATCGGGCAGCAGGTCGCGGAATCGCCTCCACCAGTTGGTCATGATTGTGGCCACGTATCACCTGTAACGTCGTTCGATTTCGACCGTCTGAGCCACGGTCAGGGCATGGTCTCGGCCCCAGCGGGCGGACACGTCGGTCGCCCGCACGATGCCGCGCCAATAGGCGGTATCGCGCAGCTGTACCACGGCGCCAGGCGCCAGCAGGCCGACTTCCGGCAGCATGGGCATTTCCAGGGTGATACGCGAGTGCTTGCCCGTGTTGCCCAGGATCGCTGTGCCACGGCTGCGCGCCGCGTCGACATGCGTTATCAGCTCGTCCACGACAGTGGGCGCGAGCTGGTCGCCAGCCGTACCCGAGCGGAACACCCTGGCCAGGATGCCGTTGCGGTCGCCCTGCACGTAGACGCCATTGAATGCGGGCGTTTCCTCGAACCGGTGGTCGATGACCTTGACCAGGTCGACGGGTAGGTCCGCGTCCAGCTGCAGCGCGCCCCAATTCCACGGGGGTTCGGGATACTCGGGCTGAACGATCAGGCGGTTTTCGTAGGGGTGCGCGTTGACGTAGCCGCCTGCAGCCTCGGCGATGCGCGAAATCACGCCGATGGGGGCCAGGTCCTGGTAGCTCCAGCTGTTCGCCGGCACCAGCCAGTCCGCCAGCCTCCAGTCCAGGTCATAGCCGGTATCCAGGTCCACGCGCTGCAGCTCGGCCCGCGCGATCTGCTGCGCGGTGGCGGGCGCCTCGATGGCCAGTGAGCGGGTACGCGCGTACGGCGCGGCCAGGTACGTGGCACGTGAGATGCCCTCCACCTGCAGGGTGGACCCGCCGAACGCGCGACGCTCGCTGTAGTTCTTCAACAGGACCGCCCATTTAACGCCGTTGATGGTCAGTTCGGCTTCCACCGGCCCCAGCTGGGCGGTATCGACCAGCGGCAGCATGGCATAGGGCAGCGTGGCCGACACCTTCCATGCCCACGACTTGTAGTCCAGCGCGACATTGACCGACAGGGGGTGTAGCTGTTCGCGGCCAGGCAGGCGCACGAAATCGAGTTCGTTCGTCACGATGTAGACCCGTAGGACAGGCACCTGGCGCACGGCGGCGCGGCGCCCAAAAGAAATTGGTACGGCGGCCGGATCGAGCGGCCGAAACAGGCGCCCCAGGTACAGGTCCGCGCTGGCGCGATACGGCGGTGTAACCGGTGCCTCTGATGCCTGCTCGCGGCCTGGCGGCGCAATGCGCGCGCGCTCCCAGGGCATGCGCCACAGGGTCGTGCGCGCTTGGCCAGCGCCGGCACGCGAGACCAACAACACGGCGAGCGCCGCGCCCTTACCCCAGGTGACGGCCTTGGCCAGCTTGGCCGGCTGCAGCGCGTCGGTGCGGTCCAACAGCGTCTGCAGGACGGCGCGCGCCTCCTGCCATCCTGTCCGGGCACTGAGTCTGCGGCTGGCCATGACCTGGTAGGCCGATGTGGTGTCGGCCGGCCGTTGCATCGTCTCGGACCAGGCGTCCGACACGACGGCCGGCCGTGGCGCGTTGGCCTGGAATCCGTCTGCGTGGTTGCTGGCCAGGCCGACGCCTCGATGCCAGGCCGACACCATCGTGCGCCGGCTTGGCGTGCCGACCTGCCAGCGCTCTGAGACGCCAGAACGCTGCGCCGTTCCCACCCGCCAGGTATCCGTCGGCGCGGTCCCTTTGGTGCGCCATACGCGGTTGTCGTAGGTCAGGTAGACCGCCAGGACCGGTGCGCGCTTCTGCAGCTGGGCCGCCACGGTAACGGATGGCGGCCGACGCGCGGTGATGATGCCGGACAGAGTCGGCGCGGCTGACGTGACATGCACGCTGCAGGTCGTGCTTTGCCTGTCGTCGCCTGCGCTGAAATTCAGCTCAACCGCGTTCCCGGCCGGGGCCGTGTAGGGACCGCGGAACCGCAGGTCGGCCATGCGTCAGACCTCGGATAGCGTGAGGGTGCCGTCCGACACCAGGTCGCCGCCTTCGTACAGTTTGGCCGCACCGATCTGTACGGCCGCACCAGCGCCCACTTTCAGGTCCGCAACAAACCGGCCCTGGCCGTCCACGATTCGCGCCCACGTGGGTGCGCCTGTGGCCTGCACGGGCGTCGTTTGTGCGATGGCCAGGTACAGCGCCGTGCCAGCGACGCCGGCAGACGACGGATAGCCGAACGCGATGGCCGCCAACAGCGGCTGGTCCGTTACAGCCGCGCCCGCGCGTTCGGGTGCCGTACCGCCATAGATGCGCAATGCGCCGGGCGTACCCGTCGCATCGATTGCACGCGTCAACGCCTGCAGCCGATCCGCGATGACGACACTGGAATACGCGATCATGCCGCCACCTCGGGGGTCAGCATGTCCTGGACTTCCGCGTTGTAGATGCGCATGTAGTCGTGGCCAACCACGAAATACTCACGGTCGGGGGCGATGCCCTTGAAGCTGTACGCCCCATCCAGCGCACTCCAGGTCTGCGCGATCAGCACGCCCGAGCGCGCCACGAACAGGCGCAACTTGCGACTGCTGGGGGCGCCGTTGACCGTCACGGTGCCGCTGATCCTGCCGAATCCACCATTGACGTAATCGTGGACGCGCAGCGTTGCTCTCCCTACCTGTGCGCTGGGCACAGCCAAGGGCCGGGGACTGGTGAATACGGTGAACGTGCTTGGCACAAGCCGCGTCACGCGCGGCTTGACCGTGGCGGTGCCCCCTGCCTTGTCGGGGAACGTGCTGGCGGGCGGGGCGTAGGCGAGCACTTCTCTGGCCACGCCTTTGGTGATCCGGATTTCATCGAAACGGCCGGCCATGTTGCCCATGTCGGGCCACAAAGGAGTGTCGTAGAACCGGCCGATATACAACGGCGAATTGACCGTGGGCATGGGCGTGCTGCTGGCAGCCGTCGCCCCGATCTGTTGGCCGTTGACGTACATGGAGAACGACGTGCCGTGCTTCACGCAAGCGATGTGATATTGCGTGTCGGCGGCCGGCGTCCAATCGACCGCAATCCAGGTCATGACAGTCGACGCCGGATTGTGGCCCGACAGGGTGAGACGCCCGCTGTACCAGCCGAACGTCCATTTCAGGATGTAGCCGCCCGTGGCTTCGCTTTGCTGAATGAAGCCGGTGCTGCGCACCGTGGACCACTTAACCGACAGCTCCAGCGTGAAATCGCCGCTGCCAAACGAGAACCCCTCACTGTTCGGAACCGTCAGGTAGGAATCGTTGCCGTCGAACAGGAGGGATGCGCTGCCGTACAAACTGCCCTCCGCACGCAGCACAGCATTTCCGTTCACTGTCACGGGCAAGTGGTTGCTGCTGCTGTCGATGACATCCTTTCCGCCGTCGACGCCATCACAGTGCAACAGTAGCGACACATTGTTGAAGTACGGATCGGCGTCACTGTCGAGCCCGAACGGCGCGGCTGGTGGCGCGAAGGTGTCCGTGTATTGGGCGAGCCCAGTAGTAACGCGGATTTCGTCGTAATACGCTTCCAGCCAGGTCTCCCCGGCCTGGCTGGCTTGCCCGAAGTACAGCGGCACCCCGCGCGTGAAGCTGATTGCGCCGGCCAAGCCCGCATGTCCCTTGTCCGCTCCGTTCACCCAGACGGTCATCACACCGTTGTATCGCGTGAGCGCCACATGCGCGAACGCGTTAAACGGCAGGTCGCCGGCCGCCGTGGCAAACAGCAGCGTGCCATTGACGAACATCTGCAACGCTCCATCCGCATTGCGGGCCAGCAGGAAATCGTTGTGCGTGCCGTCCCAGCGACCGACGATGGCCCCGCCGTCCGCACCCGCCGATACCGGGTACACGAACGTCTCGATGGTGAAGTCGCCAGCGCTGAAGTCCAGTAGCTGATTGGTTCCCACGGCGAAATAGTTGCCGGCGCCGCTCCCCGTCTTTGCTGCCATGCCGCCGAATTTGCTTTGTGCCTTGCTCGGACCCGCTGCGCCGTAGCATGCCGCATTCAGCGCATAGGACGTCTTGTCCTGCAGCGTCTTGCTGCCCTCCGCATCATCACAATGCAGCAGCAGCACGACGGCCCCGAATGGAGTAATGGCCATCGTCTTGCCCTCAGCGCCAGGGGCCGGTGATGTCGATGGCGACCATGCCCATCGAGTTCAGGCCCCCGTTGGGGACACCTGAGCGCAGGACCAAGAGCTTTCTGCCCGGCAGTTCGTCCGTGGCCGGGATGACTTGGCCATGTGAGAACGTGCCCAGCCAGTTCTGGCATGTGTGATACAGCCCAGGCATCACGCCGCGCAGGGCGTTGTCGTGGCCGATGTGAACAGAGTTGACGAGGATGCCGTTATCCGGCGTGTTGGGGAACGCCAGCGAAAGTGCGCCACCGCTGTTGCCATCGCTGCCGCTGTACTTGGAGCCTGTCGGCAGTCCAAACGATGACCAGGACGCCTGACGCGGATTGCCGATCTGCGCATACCCGCGCGGGAACCACGCGCCGGCCGTGCCTTGCGGATATGCCAGGTCGGACCACACCAGGCCACCGTGGTAAGTGAAGTCGTCCGGCGACGCTGCCAGTAAATTGGCATATGCGTCCTGTGACGCTTGCGCCAGGATGTCGCCGAAGACGCAGAGTGATCCTCCCGAACTCAGCCCAAACGGCAGCAGCAGGATGTAAAACAGCTGCTCATCCCCCGCGATGGCCCACGCCGTGGTGGAACCGCCATTTTGTTTGCTCCACCAGCCGCCACCATTGGCTTGGCTGTCGATTGGGAACGGCCCCGAGCCAGTGTCTGCGTCGACCATCGTTTCATAGGCCCGCACCCGTGCCGATGCGCCCGAGTCATCGACGCGCAGATACATCCCCAGGCTGCGAGGGGATGCTGGCGTGTAGACGGCTTTGTTGGTGCCGGCAAACGCCTTGCGCCAGCCGAGCGGCGCGACCTTGACGGTCATGTCGCCAGAGGCGGCCGCTGCCGTGCCCGCAGGGACGGCGAATGTAACGGTGGTGGCGCTGACAGCCGTTACCAACTGCTCGCCGTTGTATGCCGCCTCATTCGCGCCTGTGACCATCAGGCGCTGGTCCACCCTGAACCCGTGGCCGGCGCCCAGGGTCATGGTGGCCACGCCATTGGCCTGCGTGATGGACTGCACGGGCTTGATGTTGTAGCCCGTCTCCAGGCAGGCGGACATGACGCTCAGCAGCGACCCCGCCTCACTGGTGAGAACAGGGGCGCCAGTGTCGGAGCTGAGGAAGTGATTAACGCTCATGGTGTGCTGTGTGCCTTAACGGTCGATGTCGCCGCGAATCTGGACGCGGAAGGTGTCGTTGATCTGTTGGGCCGGCCCCTGCAGGACCGTGCGGGCGATCCAGATGGGATAGTTGGCGGCCGCTGTGTTGAATCGCAGCACGTTGCCTTGCGACCAGCCGCCGCCCCACCCAGCGGCCTTGATCGTGAAATACGGTGCGCCCGTGGCCGGGTTCGGCGGCGCGGCGTCCGCGTTGATCGTGCCGACTCCCACCTGGCCGACCGACTCCCCGACGATTCGGAAATCCGTTGTGGACGTGAAGATGAGCGACCAACGCTCTTGCAGCGCGCCGCGATTGGTCACCACGACCGGGTACTGTGTCGCGTTGAATTGCGACGTGGTCGGGTTGCCGATGAGCGTGTCCGACCAGGCGTTTGTCCAGCTCTGTTGCGGAAACAGGTTGTAGGCCCGGGACTGCAGGTCGCCAATCACCAGCGCACTGGACACCCGCGTATCGCCGGCCGGGAAGTCATGCGTGAGGGAACTCGTGAGCTGCAGCGTGCCATTGATCTGCACATCGGACACCAGCGCCATGTCCTCGATGCGGTGGATGGCAAGCAGCGGCAGTTGCAGGCCGGCCGAGTTGAACCCGCTTTTCAGGGTCACGGTGCCGGCGTCCAGATCGGCGGTGTAGACGGACGAATCTAGCGCAGTGCCAGCGTTGTCGACCACGTGCAGGCTGGCCAGGCGGACGCGGCCGACGTCGACCACAGTGCCGGCGCCAGGCGATGCGGGAAACGGCTTCTGCGCGGTGTGGTGGATGACGACCACATCGCCCTTGCGGTAGATCGGCACGCGACCATCGCCAGGCAGGCGGACAGGGTCCAGGCCCAGCACATCGGCCGACAGCGGCAGGTACGTGTAGGCGACGGCGTTGTACTTGACCGTGTCCGCATAGACCGGCAGCGGCTCGAAAACCTTGCCCGACACCACGGCAGCCGGGTCATACCAGATTTTGTTTTCGTTGCCGGCCGCGTCGACCAGGCGGCCGAACCGGATACGCACGATGCCGGTCTGGTAGTCGATGACGCCGACACAAACCGGCGACGTGATAAGCCCCGTGCTGTCGGCGGTGATGCTGATCGGCTGGCCGGATACCGGTACGGCACGTACCTGCAGGCTGCCGGGGCGCACCGGGGCAGCCGGCACGCGGAACACCACGTAGTCCACCGGCTGGCCGCTGACCTCGGTCAGCAGGCTTTTGATGGCGGTGTCGTTGGCGCCGCCGCTGGTCCACAGGGTCACCTCCGCAATGCCCGAACTGTAGTTGACCGTGCCGGCCTGGACACCGGAGCCGGTTGCCGGATCGAAATCCGTGTACAGGTAGCCCGCCAGGTCGTAGTAGGTCCGGCCGGCCCAGGTGAACAGCACGGAGCCGGGCACGACCTTTTCGCCGTAGTGGTCCGTCAGGTCGATGGACCAGCTGTCCACCGTGAGCTGCTGCTGGTTTTCCTCCTGCGTGGTGGCCTGGGCCATGTATTCCACGGTGATGATTCCGCCGTCGTACGTGCCCGCCGCGTTGTGGTAGGCGATGCCGACAAACGTGTTTCGGTACAGCAGGCTCGCGCCTGCGCCGAACGGGCCGCCCGCGTAGCCGATGACGCCAACGTTGTATTCCGGCTGCGGGACCGACACGGTGATATCGGGGGCGAATGTGATCGAGCCAGCTGCATAGTCGACCGTGCCGGCCTGCACGGTAAAGCCCGTGCCAACCTGACGCGCCAGTGCGCCGCCACCTGTGTCGCGGGCCAGTACGTTGGTATCCACCTGGCTGACCGTCTGCATGGTCGCCGGTACGCGCGAAATCGCCGCGAAGTCCGCAATGCCAATGCTCCACTGCAGGCGGACGCTGTTGCGCAGGATGTTGCGGTCATCCACGGCCACGCTCACATTTCCCTGCGGGTCGCGCACCACGCTGGGAAACGTCTTGGTGCGCTTCTCGCCCAGTTGGTAATTGACCGTGAACACCGCGCCTTTGGCGGGCAACACGCTGGGGTAGAGCTTGACCTCGAAGCCCACGCCATCCCAGCGCATGCTGCCGGTGGCATCGCCGGAAACGGTGCCGTCGGCATTGATCGACGCGATGTAGTTGCCGCTGCTGGCCCGTGGCCAGGTGATCGTGGCCGACCCGTCGAGATAGCGCGTATTGCCCGGCTGCTCGATGCGGAACACGATGCCCGGTTTCTGCGTGGTGCTCTGCTGGCGAACCATGTAGTTCGGCCGGCCGCTCCAGAAAAACAGGACATCGGTGCCGGCGTCGGGCAATGCGCCCGTCGTCAGCACGACCGAGCCGGTCGCGTAGTTGACCGAGCCGCTGCCGATGGCGCTGTCCGCGCCGCGCACCTCGCCTGTGTTGCCGGTGCCACCCTGGTCGGTCAGCTCGTACCAACGGCCCTGGGCCATGTAGGCAATGGACAGGCTTCTGGGTGCGGGTGGCGGGTTGAGGGTGATCGTATAGACGTTACCCCGGTTTTCCGCGCCGATCTCGATGGACGCGCTTTCCGCCGAGCGTGCCGGCGCCACCGCAGGCAGATAGCTCAGGCCGACCTGGCCCGCGCCCACGTTGGACGTGAATTGCAGCTTGCCGGTCGCGTAGTCGATGGTGCCGACCTGGCTGCCGTTCTGCAGCAGATTGCCGGCCGAGTCCGTCACTGTGCCGCTGGGCGCGGCGATCGACAGGGTTCCGGGCGTGACACCCAGGTACAGGAAGCGAACCCAGGGCAGCGCGCCCGACAGGTTCATTTGCATGTTAAAGCCCTGAACCGCGCTGCTGACCACGGGTGTGGTCTTGGATGATGCCAGCACGTCGACCAGCGGCGACTCGCTTTGTGCAGACGGCACCAGTTGCGTAAAGATGTCCGTCACCTTGACGGTCAGGTCGCCGGGCTTGGCTTCCGCCGTGGTCGGCTGGATGCCGTAGTACTTGGCGGCATCAGCCACGCGCGTGTCACGGCATACCGCCTGCGGCGTGATGTCGTCGTAGAGCGACGGAGCCGCGCCATTGAAGTCATAGCGCAGCGGGTCGCTCAGCTCGACCGTGCAGACGACACCGGTAAAGCGCAGGGTGGTGTTTCCGGTGCCGACCGTGACGAAATCGCGCGCGGTCGCGGTCACGCGCGTGACGCGGATGAATTGCTCATACTCGGTCGCCTTGCCTTCGTCCTGGACCAGCACCAGGGACTGGCCCGTGGCCGGTTGCGCGTCGCCGGCCTTCAGCAGCAGGGTGATGGCCCGCTGGCCGGCCAGTTGCTTCTCCAGCAGTTGCCCCGGCCACTTCGGGCCGCGCGCCAGGTACTGCTCCACGCGGTCCCGCGCGGCGGTGCGGCGGTCGGTCCAGCTCTTCGTGCTGAACAGCGCCATGGTGACGCGCGGATCGGCCGGCGCCTCGGCCACGATGGCCTGCACCCCGAAATAGCTGTCGGTGTTGCTGGTGTCGATGGCCGCATACGCTTTGCGCAGCGCCACGCGGCCGTACGTGCGGTCCAGCTCCGATATGTCCGGGAACACGTTGTTGGACAGCCCGTCGACCACGGCGTTACTGGTCATGCGGCCACCGCCGTCGTCGGTGTCCAGCAGTACCTCGGACTTCATCAGCTTGATATCGCCTTCCGCGATCATTGGGTGACCTCCATCAGTCGAATCGTTGCGGTGAAGTAGTCGGCCGGGTCATAGCCGGGGAATTCCTTGACGTGCTTGGCTTCAAGCGCGACTTCGTGGTGCCGGAAAACGACCTTGAAGCTGCGGCCGTCCGGGATGTCCAGCTGCATGCGCAGGCCGGCCACGTCGGCCCAGCTGCGCAGCGTGTCCACGGTGGCGCGCGTGAGCCAGGCCATTTGCTCCGTGGGCGACGTGAGCGTGATAGGCCGTCCCGCCTGCTTGGTGGCGTTCTCCACGATCAGCGCTCCCGTGACGCTGTAGTCGGCGGTCGATACCGCCTTGCTCCAGGAGTGTTCATCCGTCCACAGCAGGTCATGGTGCAAAGGCAGCACCGCCTGGGTGGTCAAGTTGGTCAGCTTCATGCGCGGGCCTTGTCCTTGCGTAGCATTTCGATGAATTCGTCTTCGGTGCCTTCGTCCACATGCGCGGCGACGGTGCGGCCGGACTGCCTGTCCACCAGCTCGACGCGTACGGTGCGGGGCTGCTGGGCGGCGCTCGCGGCGGCCGAGCGGGCGGCGGTGGTGGGGACGCTGACGGCCGCACCCACCGCATCGGCGCGGGCGGCGGCCTGCTGGCGCGCGGCATCCATGGATGCGGCCACAGCCGCGGTGCGTTCCTGCTCGGCCTTGCGCGCCTCTTCGGCAGCGGCCTCCCGCTTGGCCTGGGCCTCGGCGTTGATGTTGGACAGCGTCTGTCGGTGTATCTGGGCCAGGTCGCGGCGGGACTGTTCGTAGCCCTGTTCCAGTGCGCTGGACGACTGCGCCAGCGCGGCACGGTCGGCGTCCGTCTTGGCCTCTGCCAGGGCTGTGTTGAGCTTGGCGCGCGCGATCTGGTATTCCAGCTCCAGGTCCGCCTGGCGTTGCTTGTAGCGGCGGCGCTCGATTTCCTCTTCCTTGCCCTGCAGACGCAGCAGCTCTTCGTGGATGCTCTTGGCGCCGTTGGCCATGTTCTGCGCGGCGGAGACCGCGTCGCGGGTGCTCTGGCGGATGGCGTCGCCGGCAGCGGTGTAGCCGCGCGCGATCAGCTCGGCGGCATTGACGCCACTGACGGCCGCCGCGTTCATCTGCTCGATGCGCTGCCGTGCCTCCAGCGTTTCCACCTTCACGCGGGCGGCGGCGGTAGCCATGCCGTTTAACGCCGTGGTGATGCCGATGGCATCGCCCACAGGCCGGTTGCCCTGCAGTTGGTCCAGCTCGCGCCGCGCGTCGGCCAGTTGGGCCGCCAGCTTGCCGGCCGCATCGGTCGGCTGGCCAAACATGCCGGTCAGCTGCGTAAAGCGCTGCTCCGCATCCTCGCCCAGCGCGCGGACGCCTTCGCGAATGTCGTTGATGACAGCGGCGACGCCGCCGCCCAGGCCACCCGCGACTGCGTTGCCGGCCTCGCGTGTGGCGCTCCCTGTGGCCGCCACGTCGCTGGCCGCCACCTTCGCCTGGTCGGCTACGGCGCTCCAGTTGTCCGCCAGCGTCTTGGCCTGGATGGATGCCTGCCTGCTTTCCTCGGCCAGGCGCGCGGCCTGGTCGGCGGTCTGCCTGGCCAGCTCGGCCGCCAAGCGGGCCTTGTCGGTGTCTTCCAGCTGCGCGCGGCGCTCGGCTTCCTTGAAGCGGGCTTGCGCCTCGGCCGCCGCCGCCGCGTCGCGCTGGGCGCGCGCTTCGGTCTCGGCCGCTGCGACGGCCGCCTGGGCTGCATCTACGACGGCCTGCTGCGCGGCGGCGGCATCCCTGGCGGCAGCCGTGCCCTCGCGCTGCGCTCGCGCTTGCGCCTCGGCCAGCGTGCGGCCCTCGCGCATCAGCTGTGCATTGGCGCGCGCCACATCGTTGGATGCACGCTGCGCCTCGGCCTGGGCCTGCACGACCTGCGTCTGGTCGCGCGCGGCCTGCACGCTCGCGGCCGACACCTCGCGCAGCCGGTTCTGGACCTTGGCGAAGGCAGCGGCGATCAGGTCGGCCGACGCCTTGCCGCTCGCGCCCAGGGCCTGCAGTTGGGCCTGCGCGGCCTGCAGTTCCTGGGCGGTCTTGGCGGAGTCGATCAGCTTGTCGGTGGCCGCACGGATCTCCGGGGCCTTGGCGCGCACGTTGGACACCAGCGCATCGAACGCGACCTGGATGTCCGCGAATTGCTTGGACAGGCCCGTGCGCGTGCCCTCCAGCGACAGCCCCATCTTGTCCAGGGCCAGTTTTAACGTGGTGTCCAGGACGTTGGCCAGGCGCCGCGCGTCGTCGGCACTGGTGCCGAACGCGGCCTGGGCGATGGTTTGGAAACGCACCAGGCCGTCGAGCTGCAAGCCGTTCAGCTCCTTTTCCAGGGCCGTGCGGATTTGTTGGGCGGTTGCCTTGCCGCGTACGGCCAGTTCGTCCAGCGTGGCCACCACGGCCTGCACGCTGGCCAGGCGGTTGGGGTCCATGCCCTCGAACACCTTGCCCAGCGCGGTGGCGACTTCGGGGCCGCGCGCGATTTGCGCGTCGAACGCGGCTAGCAACTGATTGACGGCCGGCAGGATGGTGGCCTGCACGTTGCTGGCGGTGCCCTGGGTGGCCGCGTCCAGCGCGGCCAGGGCGGCGTTGGTCTGCGCCAGGTCGGTCTGCCAGCGCTGCGCCTGGCGGCCGGCCTCGGCGTGCTGATCGGCCAGCAGCTTAACCATGCTGGCGCTGTTCCGGCCGCTTCTCTCCTGCTGCAGCTGCAGGCCGGTCAGCTCGTCCGTACGCATGGCCAGGCCCATCTCGGCCACCTGCAGCGCTCTCTTGGCGGCCAGTTGCTCGCGGTAGCCGGCCAGCTGTTGCGGGGACAGCCTGGCCAGCTCTTCGGCGGAGCGCAGCTGTACCGACGCGTATTGCTGCTGGGCTTCGGTGGCCGCCTTGAGCGCCGGCAGCTGGCCGCGCAGCTCGGCCATGCGGGCGCGCTCGGCGGCCGTCAGGGACCGATGCTCCAGCGCGTAGTCCGACAGCAGCTGAACGCCCGCGCGTACCGCCTCGATGCCCACCAGGCCGATGGTCAGATAGACGCTCATGCGCGACAGCGCCATGGCGCCGGCCTGCAGCAGGCTGACCTGGCGGCCGGCCTCGGTTGCAGCCTGGCCAGCGGCGGCCAGTCCGCCCGTCAGCTTGCTGGCCAGCAGGCCGGCGCCGGCAATCTGGCCGATCTTGACCAGCTCGCCCGATACCTTGGCCACGGCTACGGCCAGGTCACCCAGAGCGATGCCGGTTTCGCGCAGGAATTGTTGGACGCGCGGGTCGGCCAGCTTTTCCGACAGCAGGCGCGCGGCTTCGGCCAGGCGGTCGTTGAGCCCCGACTTGCCCACCGATGCCGCCGTCTCAAACACCTGATTGCGCAGCCGCTCGAACTCGGCGCGGGCCGACGCGGTCGCGGACGGCAGGCCATCCTGGAACGTCTTGCGCAGCTCGGCGGCGAACTTGGGCAGGAAGACGTCGGCCGCAACGCCGCCTTGCTCCAGCAGGTGGCCCAGGCCCTGGGTGGTGGTGCCCATGGCGCGCGCCGCGATCTGGAACGCACCGGGCAGACGCTCGCCGAGCTGGCCTCGCAGCTCTTCGGCGGCCACCGTGCCCTTGCTGACCATCTGCTGGATGGCCAGCAGCGCGCCGGCCGTCTCGTCGGACGACAGGCCCAGCACTGTGGATGCCTCGGTCACGGCCGAGAAAATGTCGCGGGTCTTGGCGCCCTCCAGGTTGGTGCCGCGCGTGGCGGCGGCCAGCTTGGTGTACTCCTGGGAGACAGTGGCCAGGTTCAGGCCCAGGCGCTGCGCCTCGGCGCGGACGAATGCGAATTCGGCCGATGCCTTCTCCGACGATCCGGTAATGGCGGTCAGGCCGGTCTGGATGCGATCCAGCGCCAGTGCGTCCTGCATGGCCATGCGGGCGCCGGCCAGGACGGTCTGGAAGCCCACATAGGCCGCTGCTGCCGCCAGCAGCGACTGCATCATGCCGCCCATGCCGCTGGCGCTCGCCTGCGCGGCCGCGCCGGTGCCCTGCAGCTCGGCATTCAGCTCGCGCATGCGCAGACGGGCGGCAGTGGCCACGCGCGACAGCTCGGCCGCCGGCAGGTCGGCCGACTTGGCCAGGCGCTGGTAGGCGGCTTCCGTCTGCGCCAGCTCGGCGCGCACGGCCTGCAGCGAACGCACGCCCAGCACCTCGTACGCCCGTTCGTTGCCGGCCGTGGCCAACTCGCGCTTGAGCGCGGCCACGCGTTCGCGCGTGGCCGTCAGGGCGCGGGCCTGCTCGTCGGCCGACAGCCTGCCGCTCTGCGACAGCGTCCGATAGGCGGCCTGGGTGCGCTCGATTTCGGCCCGCACGTCGGTGAATGCACGGATGCCCAGGGTTCGGTACGCCTCAATGCCGGCGTCTGGCTGGTCGCCTTTCAGTTCACGGTTCAGCGCCGCGATGCGGTCCTGGGCAGCGGTGGCGGCCCGCGCCAGCTCTTCGCCGCTCAGGCGACCGGACTTGGCCAGCGTGTCGTACGCGGCGCGCACGCGGGCGATTTCCGCGCGCAGCTCGTCAAAGGACCGGATGCCCAGCGTCACGAAGCTGTCTTCGAAGCCGCTGCCCGCGATGTCGCGCTGCAGCTGGGCGATGCGCTGGTCGGCAGCAGCTGCCGCGCGCGCTAGGTCTTCCATGGACGCTGTGCCGCTCGCGGCCAGGCTGTAGTAGGCGGAGCGCGTGCGCGAAATCTCCAGCTGGATGTCCTTGATCGACCGTACCCCCAGCGTGCCCCAGGCATCGGCGGTGGTGTCGACTGACATCGAGCGGTTGAGTCGGTCGATTTCCTGCTTGGCGGCGCGGGCGGCGCGGATCAGGTCGGCGGTCGATGCCTCGCCGCTGGTGGCCAGACGCTTGTAGGTGGCCTCGATCTGCTCGACGGCCGCGCGAATGTCCTTGCTGCTCTGGATGCCCAGGGTTCGATAGGCTGTCTCGATGTCGTCGGATGCGACCTTGGCGCCTTTGCGCATCGCGTCGAATGATTCGACGGTCTGCCCCTCGGTCTCGCCCATGGCGCGGACGAACTCCTGAGCCAGTAGTTTCAGCTGCAGCCTGAGTTCGATATCCATGGTGTGCGTAGACGGTTAAAGCTCGCGCCGTACCGTGGTGCCGGCACGGCGCGGGGGTTACTTCTTGGAGGACTTCACGATTTCGTCCCAGGCCGACAGGTAGACGGACCAGGGGTAGGTCCAGGCGTGGGCGTGCCCGGCGCGGATCAGGGAACAGACGGTGCGTTCAACTTCGGCAAGCCGAGCGCGGCCGTCGGCAGGCTTTGCGCGCCCAATGCCCGGAGCCGTTCCCGCAGGTCGAAAAAATGCGGGTTCACCTCCTTGATGTCCGCAATGACCTTGGCAACGTCGCTGGGTGCCAGGTTGGCCAGCGCGGCCGGGGTCAGGTCGGACATCCGCTCGATGTCGCCCAGGGTGACGTCGCCGAACAGCAGCAGGTCGACCACGTCCACCTGGTCGGTGGACGTGGCCAGGGCCGCGTACCAGTCGCGCACCCCCTGCACCGTGAGTTCCCGGACCTGGACGTCGTGGTCGGCCACGTGGGTGGTCTTGGTCAGTGCCATGGCTGGATGCGTCCTGCTGGGTTAGGCGTTCGGCTGAACTTGGACCAGGCGGCCGAATTGCCCGAATTCCGGGCTGTACGGCCGTGTCGGGTCCAGCATGATTTCGCCTTCCAGCTCCATGCCGCTGATATCGGTCGAGATGAGCGGGAGCTTCTTGAGCGGGTCCGTGGACACGCGGTAAAACTCCGCGATTACCGGGCGGCCTTCGTCAGCCAGGTTGATGCCCTCGTAGCGCAGGAAGAGTTCCGGCTGGGCCGACGTGAAGATCGACGTAGCGACGCTTGCGCCGTGCTTGTAGGCTGCCTTGAGGGGGTGCACCAGGCCCGCAACGTCCTTCCACTCGATGGAGCCGAATGCGGCGGCCAGCTCGTACTTGGCCGGGTCGACGGGTTGGCTCGCCGAATCCGTGATGACCAGGTCCGACACGTTGGGATGGTCCAGCGCGATGATGTCGCCCACCTGCAGGCCGGTCGGCAGCGCTTCGCCCGACACGGAGCCGGCCGCCACGGTGGTGGTGGTGCCATGCAGGGCCAGTGCCACGTTTTCCGGCGAATACTGCATCGCGGTCATGCTGATCTTGCCCGAACGGCCGCTGCTGACTTTGGCCGCCGTAGCGGCCTGGCCGGAATAGCTTTCCTTGTGGGTCTTCTGGTCGACAGAGAACGATCCTTCCAGCGCGCTGACATCCAGCAGCCAGCGCAGCGCCTTGACGACGCCGCCTTTGCGCAGGCCAGCGAGAACTTTGCCTTGGCCGTAGAAATAGGGTTGCATTGTGGTATCTCCGATGGTTGAGGGAGTGCGGCCGCGCGTTTAACGCTTGCGGGCGCTGGGGGTGGTGTCCGAGCCGTCCTCGGTCTTGGGCGGTTTGCCGATCCCGTTGTCCTGCAGCCATTTGGCTTCCAGGGGGGAGACGTGGATGGTGTCGCCCGTGTTGCGCGGCTTGCCGGCGTGCTTGTGCGGCTGTGCCAGCTCGACGGCTACGGTGCCGGATTGGATGTCCATTGTTTTCCTCGTAACAGACAGTGGGAGCGGAAGACGAACGGGTAGTAGCCCACGCCATCCTTGTATGAAGCCTTGGGGCCAGTGGCACGGCGCAGCGGCGCCCAGGTCGGTAGCGGTTGCCAGCCGATCAGCCCCTCCAGCAGTTGCCAGATGAGCGGCCCCGCTATGCGCCGCGCGCCTTCGCCGCTGCGCTGCGTGCCGGCGTGTTTGACGGCCAGGACGACCATCCACAGCTGGCCAGTCCATTGCACCGCGCCGCCGCCCTGCATCTGCGCCCCCTGGGGCACCTCGTCGCCCATGTAGATGACGTGGGCCACCCTCGTGGCACTGCGCCAATCCTTGGCGGTCTCCGCGCTTTCCTGGGTCACCACGTGCGGCACCTCGGGCAGGACTTCCTTGATGCGGTCGACAAGCGGCTGCTCGATGGCGAAATAGTCCTTGGACGCGTTCACCAGTTGGCCCCCCAGTCGTTACGGCCTGCGGACACCTGGACCGTGTCCGCAGGCGTTTGGACTGCACCGGACGTGTCCAGACCCAGCGACAACGTGCCGTCCGCGATACCTCGCAGCAGCTTGACCTGGCGCGCGTAGCGCTGGGCGACAGGGTGGTCCTCGGTGATGTCGATGTGCAGGAAGTAGCGCGCCATGTCGACAGCCACCCGGCGCAGCACCGTGGGGACGCTCGCCAGCGGCAGGGAATAGCGGCCCTCCAGGTACACATTGATTTCGGCGGCGGCCGTCTCGATGGCCTTGGCGACCCGCTCCGCGTCAATTTCGCCCGTGGGCGGTTCGTCGCGGTCGGTCAGCTGGACCAGCTCGACGGCGCCGAACTCGCGCACCAGGTCGGCCTGGGTGCAGTACGTCATGGCCGCTTACTTGCCGCTGGCCCTGGACTTGGCCGTGCTGGTGCCGGTGTCGCCGTCCGGCTTCTGCGAGGCGGCCAGTGCCTGCTCGCGGGCCCGCAGGTCCGCTTCGCGGGCGGCCAGTGCGGCCTCGCGCTCGTTCAGCGCTTCCCCGTGGGCTTCGAGCTGGTCGCGGCGGGCCTGCAGCTCAGCCGCCGCCTTCTCCAGCTCGGCCTGCGTGTAGCCGCTGGTGCCGCCGACCAGGTCCGACAAGTTGCCGGCGTCGTCCATCACCATGTCGACCGTGTACGCGACCAGCATCGGGTCGCCCTGGATCGCCGTGCGTGCGTCCGCAGAAAGCGTGTCCAGCGGGAGATTTTGCGGAACGGCGCCGAACTCCATGCCGGCACGACGAAATCCATCACGCTTGCCGATGACGCGCAGCACCTTGACTTGTTTGGCCATGTGGCCCTCCTGAAATGGTTTCTGGTTGCGCAGGAACCCAGCTACTGAGCCACGGGTCCCTGGCCGTCTTCCCCCGCGCTTATGGCGTCGCGCGGGTGTTCCGGGGGAGGTGTCTGGTTAAGCGAGCCAAGCCGTGTCGAGCACGTCGACCACGTCGCGGTTGATGTTGGTGGCGCCGTTGGCGCTGCGTTCCGCCTTGACGACTTCCAGAGCCTGTGCACGCATGGTCGGATTCACGACCAGCAGCTTGGGCCGGATGCCCAGCGCCTTGCCGTTGTCGCCCTTGACGGACCGCATCTGTGCGTAGGCATCGTTGAACGCCTGCGAGTCCAGCGGTTCGCGGCTGGCGTAGGCCAGTTGCCAAAGCCCAAAGCCGACGTTCGACCGGGCGTCCACGCCGTAGATGAATTCCTTGCGGTTGAACACGTTTTCGTCGTCCTCCTTGTCCATGGACACGAAGGTGTACGGCTTGCGCACCTGGTGAATCATCGGCTTGACCATGCGCGTGGTATCCAACAGGAACCAGGCGGGACCGGTGCCCCCCTGGAAGTTGGACACGGAGGTGGTGCCGCCGCCCGGCTTGATGACGGGGTGGTCGGTATCGAAGAAATACTGACCGTCGTAGCAAACAGCGTTGAAGCCTTGCTTCCACAGGCCCCACACCAGCTCATCGGGATGTTCTTTGGCGTCCTGCCCCATCTGCGCGATGATCGGTTTGTAGACGCCGTAGCTGTCGTCCTCGATGGTTTCCTTGTTGACGCCGACGGTGTTTTCCCACGGCTTGTTCTTGATCGTGAAATCCGACGTCGCCAGGTTCTGGACGACGCGGTCACCGATCCATTCACGGAAACGCGTGGACTGGCCCAGCCATGCATAGACCTCTTGGCTGGTGCTGGACGGCACGGTCATGGCGACCTGCAGGTAGTCGGACGGTGCGCCGTCAAACGCCTGCTGGAAGGTCAGTTTGAACCCGCAATACATCGCATACAGGTTCGCGCGGTTGATTTCCATTGAATTGCTCCGGGTGGTTGGGGGCGGCCTGCTGGCTCGGTTACAGCGCGATCCAGACGCCTTGGGTGTCGACGTCGCGGACCTTGCCGGCGACCGAGCGGGCGTTGCCGCCGTCGGTCTTGGCCACGGTCTGGTCATCGACGATGTAGGCGTTTGCGCCTACGTCGGCCAGCGTGATCTGGTCGGCGCCGCCAGAGTTGTCAAAGCGCCAGAGGGCGCCGCTGCGGACCTTGACGGTCTGGGCACCGTCCGGGCCATTGGTGTTGTCGACGGTCTCTTCGGCAATGCCGACGCAGACCAGGCCGGTGCCGGGACGTCCGTTCAGGGCGTAACTGCCCGACAGCACGACCAGCACGCCCGTGAAGATGCGAGCGCCGCCCTTGACGGGGAAAGCGAAGTTGTTGCCAGCTCGGCGCTCAGTGTTGCGGTCGGAAGTGGCGGCTGCCATGTCCTACTCCTGTGGAAATTGGGGGATTGAGGGGCTGACGGAAGTCAGGCGGTCGGCAGCGCCTTCTTGTACGCTTCGACATCCAGGCCCATGGCCTTGCAGACCGCCATGTCGGCCTCGCTGAGCTGACCGGCCTGGCCGGCGCCGTCCGGTTTCTTGCCGCCCGTCTGCATGCTGCTCAGGGCGGCAATCGGCTGCGCGGTGGCCACGAAGCTGCGCAGCGCCGCAATGTCCTTGTTGCCCAGCTCGCGCGCCCACTGTTCCTGGGCCGCCAGCAGCTTGCCGGCCTTCTTGGCGCCCTCGATGACGTCTTCCACCTCGCGGCCGTGAACCGTGGTCGTCAGGGCGGCCACCTGGCCCTGCAGGGCCTGCATCGTCTCGATGGGCACGTACCTGGCCGGGTCCGGTCTCGCTGTCGCGCTTGCTGCGCGCAGTGCGGCGATTTCGATGTCCTTCGCGGCAGAGGCGTCAGCGGCGCTCTTGAGTGTCGCCAGCGCCGTGGTCACGGCGCTTTCGTCTTCGGGATTCAGGCCGAGTTGGGCCAGCAGCTTTTTCAGCCAATCAGGCAGCATTGCGTTCTCCAGGTGATGGGGGATTTGGAAGTGCGCCGCCGCCCGCAGCGCCACTTCGGGCAGGTTGTCCAGGGCGGGGAAGTTCGTCAGTGCCACATGCAGGATGCGTAGCACCTCGCCGGTCTTTTTGTCGTAGCCGAACACCGGGGACAGGTAGCGGTATTCCTTGGCCTCGATCATCTGGCGGGCCTTGTCCGTCCAGTCCACGTCTGTGGCGAACAAGCCGACACCGTCGCGCCACTGCATTGCCTTGAACCAGCCGGCCGCAGGCGCGGGCAAGCCGTTCTTCTCGGCGTTGAGCGTCTGGTGTTCGTAGTCGATGACGATCTGGCGGTTATCCGCGTTGGCCAGCTCGATCAGGCGTTGGGCCGTCGCGGCCGTGCAGACCCATGCGGGGCACTCGGTCGGGCGACCATCGCGGGAGCGGAATGCGCCGGCCGGCAGCAGTTGCAGTGGTGCGGTGGCCGCAGTGGCGGTCAGCTCGACAGGGAAGGTAAGGACGGCAAGGCCGAGTTGCGTAGGCATGCCGCCATCGTGCCGATGGGGGTCTTGCGCTCGTAGCTGGACGGGTGTCAGGGAGTCCCATCCCTGGCGTACGCGCCCGCGCGGTGTGGGTGACCTGCGCGGATGCCTCTAGCGGCGCATTTAACGCGGGTTTAACGCTGGGTTGCGTTCGTGCTGGGGCGGCGCCCGCCAAATCGCCGTCGCGTCGCTTCTAGGGGTGTTTTGGCGTCTCCATGGGGAAAACCGCAGTGCGGCGCGGCTTGGCGGCCGATTTCAGAGGGCTCTGGCTGTGCGAGGCTTACGATTGGAGCCTGTTGCTTCGAAGCTCATCTCTGCTCCTATCAGTGGCTATTCTTGGTCGGTCTCGTGTGCCACGTATTGATAGTACTGGGTAGCATTACTCCATCGTCCTCGCTGAAGGTTCAGCCTAGGCTCCGAGATAGCGATGGAAACGGCCTCCAGTTGGTTAAGCGTCGTCCCTACGGTCTGGTGAATCGCGGCTGTATCGTTCGATAGCCAATGCTGCTGTGTTACCCATTGGGTCCCGAACCAAGAGAAACGATTCCAGCGCTCCGACAAATGGTCTGCTCGATGCGTCTTAAGGCGTTTGAAGAGACGATCATTTTTGCCAGCACCAGTTTGGCCTACGTACACAAGCTCGTAATCTGCGTACAAAGCATAAATTCCCCTCTGCTCACGAAAATCGACAGGAACAGCGTTGCCGCTGCGGCTTGCGGCTCCCAGCAACTCTCCGGCGTTGTTTGGGCGACCCCAAAAAACGCGATCCGCACGCCAGTGCAGTCCGTAGCATTTAATCATCTCCATCTCCTCTCAGCCTGCAGAAAGATAGTCGACCATAAAGGCCAGAATATCCTCGCGCGCTGCGGGGATCAATTGCTGATCGTCGTCCACCGGGATTTGTCGGCGCGCGGGAGTGGTGGCGCTGTGGCCCCGGCCGGCCTTGCCACCGAAGTTGTGGATGGCAGCGTACGGCAGGAAGCTGGCCACCTGCGCATAGTCGTTGCCGGACGACGCAGTATAGGAGTCGGCCAGCGTGCCGGTTACGTGCAGGATCATGCCGGGCCAGGTGCCGGCCTCCTCGCGCTGCGCCTTGGTCGATTCGGCCAGGTCGACCCATTTGGGGATGCCCTCGGCCGCAAACGCATCCGACGTATGCCGCATGAGGATTTCCGCAATTTCAGCCATGGCCGGCTCGGCGTTCGTCAGACGGTCCTGGTAGCGGTCAAACAACGCACTAAGCGCCGTGTCGTTGACTTGCAGGTCGATTGTTTGGCTCATCTCCGAATCCCCCTACTGCACTGTTCCTGCCAAGAGCTGGTAGCGCTGCGCGTTGACCAGGTCTCCCGCCTGCACCAGGCTCGCCGTCCGAACCGCGTTGCGCGCCAGGCCCTGGCGCTCGACGTCGTCGCGCGCCTGCTGACCGACACTCACCCGCACCGCGGTCGGGTTTTGCTGCTGGCCTACTTGGAGAACGTAGACCAGGGCGGAGTCGTCCAGGTCCCACAGGATGGCATCCGGTGCCGCTAGGCGCGCGGGCAGCGCTAGGATGTCCTCCATGGTCAGCGCCGCGCCGCGCGCTGCCTGTGTGTCGCGCGCCAGGTGCAGCAGCTCCGCATCGCGGATCGTCAGCGCGGCGGTCTCGGGCTGCACGCCCAGGCGGCGCAACGCGGCCAGCGCGTCGGGCTTCAACGCGCCGACCACGCGGTAATTGTTCGCGGCCTGGCTGGCCTCGATGGCCTGCGCCGCCCAGGTGCGGAATTCCGCCGACAGTTGCGGCAGCACCAGGTGCAGCGCGGAACTCGTGGCCCGTGCGCCCAGCTCGGGGTCGGCATACTCCACCTTACGCGCCAGCACCTGGGCGGCGTGCTCCAGGCCGGCCGCGCCGTGGTTGTAGTTAAACCCGGCATCGGGGTAGAACACGATGGGCTTGCCGTCATGCACCAGGCGGATGCCGGTCTGCTCGGTGCGGTACACCTCGCCCGTGCGCGGGTCGATGCCGGCGTCGATCTCGCGTGTCACCAGTTGGCCATCACTGGACGACAGCACCAGGCCCTTGGCCCTCATGTCGCGTTCGGACAGCGCCACGACCCGGCATCGGCAGTTGTAACCGTTGGGCGGAAACAGGTACTGCCAAATGGGATCGTCATAGCGGTACACCCGGCCATGCAGCGCCGCGTGCGACGGGCGCGTGCGACCGTCCATCACGGCGATGTACTGCCAGTAGGGCCGGAAGCGGACATTGGCCAGCATCTGCTTGTAGCGGGCCGCCATCATGGCGCTCTGTATGTTCGTCCGATAGATGGTCTCCAGCCGGCGTGGGCTGCCCAGCTGGGCCATCTCGGCACCGCCCTGCGAATCCACGATGACCTGCTTGCCCCACCATCCCCTTGCCTGCAGGACCGGCGTCAGGTTCTTCTTGAATTGGCCCAGGCTCCACCCTTTCTCCAGGCTGGCCTCCACCGCATCGCGGATGTCCTGCAGCACGTCCATGCGCGCCACCTTGGCCACGGTGAACGCCTGGGCGTGGGCGGCGTCGCGGACCTCATACCAGTTCCAGCTGATCTGGAATCCCTTTTGCTGGACGTAAGCCACGGCGTCCTCCGGCTTCATCCGGAACACGGCGCGCACGTCGACGTCGGAGAGTGTGGCCACCCGTTACCCCTGGGCTTCGTCAGCCACGGCCAGGCGGCCGACCAGGTCGGCGGCAAACAGCATGTTGGCCAGGGTCTCCTGCAGTTGGGCATCGTTCATGCCGGGGAACAGCTCGGCCAGCAGGCCCAGCGCCGCGTCGGCCGACTCCGCCTCCTGCAGGCGAGGCAGCAGGTTGGCCAGCAGCTCGGCGGCCTGGCGCTGCAGGTCGCCGTCCTGGCCCAGTTGGTCGACAGCACCATCCACCAGCGCTTGGTCGGGGAACGTCGGCGCGGCATCGGTGGTGCGCAGCACGGCAAGCGCTGCGCGTATGCGGGCGCTGTTCTCGGCAACGCCAGCGGCGGGTGGGAACGGTGCTGGCGCTTGCGTCGCCTTTAGCAGAGCCTCGCCATCCTTGGGCTTGGGCACGTTGAACTTGCTGTAGGCCCACTCCTGGCCGATGGGCAGACCGACCTGAACCAGCTTGCCGACAGTGTCCGCCAGTGCCCCGGTATCCTCCGGCTCGCGTACATGCGCGACCACGCGCGGAATGCGCCGGGGATCCTCAACCCGGCCGCCGTTCAGCGCCAGGAGGGAATAGCCCATGTCGCGGGTCAGCGTGGCCGAAAGCTGCCGCCAGTCGGACGCTGTGATGTCGTGGCGCACTTCGTTGTGGACGTTGCCCAGCGCATTGGTCGAAGTCTTGCCGTCCGCCTGGCTGGTCAGCGTGCCTCCCAGGATCGCTTTGGACTCGGCCCGCTCCATCATGTCGTACATGGTTTCGAACGGGACTTCAGTGCCGGTGCTTGCGGCCTGGAATTCGATGTTCATGCCGTCGGGGATGATGCCGGCCGCCGCGTGGCCCAGTTGGGTGACTGCACGCAGCAGTGCGGCCTTTTCCTTGTCGCCCGCGCCGCTCGGGTACTTCCCCAGCCGGATGGGCATGCCGTAAATCTCCAGCAGCTCGGCCAGGTCGCGCACCGCGTAGGTCTTGAACAGGTACGGCCAGGCCAGCACGCGGTGCAGGCCGGCGCGAGCCATATAGCCCGACTTGGCTTTGTGAACGTGCTTGATCCAGCCAAACGGGATCAGCTCAGCCCCGTCCGGCGAGTGGTCGCGCAGGTGCAGGACGTTCTGGTCAAAGCGGGAGACCTGAAACCAGGATTGCGGCCGGTGGTGCAGCGCCTTGGGCAGCCAGTTCTTGCCGATCTGCTGCCACTCGATTTCCTGCATGGAGAACCCGTGTCCGATGCCGTCCAGGGCGTCCAGAATCATGTCCTCTTTGCCGGGGATATCCGCCACCAGTTCACGGAGCATGTCCGTCTGACTCTTTTCCTCGGCGGTCGGATTCAACGGCGGTTCGATGGTCCATTCGATGTTGAGCGCCGCGCGCTTGCGCTTGCTCATCTCCGCAAAGATGTGTGCGTCCCGTTCCTCCATGTCCTGGAACAGCTCGGTTTGCGCCTGCAGGTTGCCGCGCTCCGCATCCTCCAGGATGCGGACCAGCCTCATGGGCGTTAAACCCTTTGCGGGGTGGTTGGCATACTCCATTCGCAGGTTGGCCAGCTCGGCGGTCTGCGGGGTGCGCAGGATGGCCTGCTGGATGGGGTTGCCGTTGACATCAACAATCGTTGCCATGCTCGTTACCAGTTGCCGCCAAGCGGCGAGTGTTCGTCCGTGTCGCCGTAGGTCTCGGCCGTCGCGTGGTGGCGGCCGGCCGGGGTGAATTCAAAGTGGCCGTTGCCCATCGTGCTGGCGATTTGCCATACCAGTTCCAACGCGGTCAGGCCGTCGTAGTGGTGTCCTGACTGCGGCTCGGGCCAGCTATCCAGCTCGGACAGCAGCGCGGTCTGGCTGGCGTGCAGCAGGATCATGGGTGACAGCCTGTCCGTGATGTACGGTTCCAGGGAATCGATACGCACCTCGGGGGCCACTTTGGCGGTGATGCCCACCAGCGGCAGCGGCACCCCCTTGCGCATGGCGTTCACCATGAACGTCTGGCGCGAGTGCTCATAGGCGTTGTTGTTCTCGAACGCGATAGCACGCATACAGAACTCGCGCTGTGCGTTGATCAGGTCGGATTCGAGTTTGGAAATCACGCGCCGCTTGATCTCCGCGAACACCACATGCACCTTCATGTTCCAGGTGTCCAGCCCGGCAACCACGATAGCGGACGGGTCGGACTTCTCATTCGCCCCCATGGACGGGTCACAGCCCCCGTACATGATCCAGTGATGCAGGCGCTGTACCCAGAACGTGATATTCCCGAACGTCTTGTCCTCATCGGATCGCGCGTCGCCCTGCATTTCCGTGGCGAACGCCTTGGGCGCGGTCGCGCGCTGGCGCATCAGCCAGAACAACGGTCGTACGGCCGGCCACGAAATTGCAGCGCCCTCGTCCATGGCGGCCTTGTTGTCCAGGTAGAACTGGTAGGACGGCAGGTCCGTTTCCGCGACCACGCGGCCGGCCGCAATGGCCTCTTCCTGGAACGGCTTGTCGGCGTTGCGCATCAGCTGCTCGCACTGCTCCCACAGGTCCATATGCGCGGGCAGTTGCACCAGTGCACGGAAGTGGTGGACCACGTGGCCGATGGTGCGTTTGGCGCGTGAGAGTGGGTCATCCTTGTCCAGGATCGTGCCCACACCCAAATACTTAACCGTCCCATCAGGCGGCCCCAGGTAATCGATGGCCTTGGTCAGCCAGGTCCACCGGTTGTCCCGCTCGGTTGGGCTTTTCGCCTCGGCGTCGGTTATCAGGTCATCGCCAAACAGAATCTTGGGCCGTGATGCGCCATGGAACGTGCCGCGAATGGCCTGCTCGGCGCCGAACGGCTCGAACTTGACGCCCGTGCGCGTGACGATTTCGCCGACCTTCCAGGTCGGCCCCTTGCCGCACACCTCGGGGAAGTCGACCGCTAGGGCCGCGTTGGCCATGTGCTCGGTCTTGATGACCTCCAGTAGCTTGGTCGGCAGCTTGGTTTCCGCGCCCAGCAGGATGCCGTAGTCGATGAAGGGCGGCGGCGTGCCTTGCCACCCAACTGCCTTGCGGACGTCCTCACGCTGCAGCAGCGCCTGGACTGAAATCCAGACCGGCCCAATCTTGGTCAGTAGCGATGACTTGGCCTCGCCCCGTGGAGCAATCCACCACTCTTTGACCCCGCCCGCCTGGCGCAGCAGCTGGGGGAAGCGCGTACAAAATTGCGCCTGGAACAGAGACGGCTCGCCACGGATGTGGTGCGGGAAGTAGGTGTAGGCGAAAAACTGAAAATCGCCGTCGACCAGGACGCGACGGCGCCGTTCAGCAACCGCGGCCGGACTCGGGTCCAGGCCGCTCTGGTATGCCTCGATGTCGCGCCGCAGCTGTGCGCCGAGTTCCCGGAGTTCTTCCAGGAACTCTTTTTCGGTGACCTTCGTATCAGCCATAGGCTCGGGCCAACTGCTGGCCGAACCCGTCCAGCATCTGTGCGAACGGGGCGACCAGGTCGCCGTGGTGTTCCTTCACGTAGGCGGCCAGGCGCTGCAGCACGTCCATGGCCGTGGCCAGCTCGGACGTCTCGGGCAGGATGCGCTTGGACGCCGCAATGGTCTTGTTGTAGGCGTCGGCCAGGCTGGCCAGCAGCTGGACCTTGTCGGCCGGCTTCAGGCTGGTGTCGGTCTGCAGAGACTCCATCGACGCCTGGTACTGCAGCACCAGGCCGGCCAGCATCTGGCGGGCGATGTCCTCGATGGTGCCGCCCGCCATCAGCTGGGCGGCCTGGGCTTTGTCCCAGTCGTCGCCGGCCTTCTTGGCGTCCGACTTCCAGCGACGGGCCGTGCTGATCGGCACGCCTGCAGCAACAGCCGCCAGCTCCAGCGACAGCCGTTGGAACACAAACGCGCTCCGGACTTTGTCCCGGACTGCCTGGTCGTACGCCATCAGAAGCCCAGCTTGGCCTTGGCGAAGGCGACGCCCACGGACGTGCATACCGACGCAAGCGCACCGGCCAGCGCGCCCGTGGTGGCAGCCTTCACCTCGACATTGCGCAGACGGGCGTCCATCTCCTGCAGCTTGTTGTCCTGGCGCTTCTGGTTCTCAAGCATCATGTCCATCTTGCCCTCGATGCGGCCCAGCGCCTGAGATTGGCTGTCCTGATTCATTCAAATACCTCGTGTGTTGCGGTCCAGGCGTGCCTGGCAGTGGATGCAGTACCGACAGCCCGGTACGGCCTGGCGGCGGGCTTCGGGTATCTCCCTGCCGCACTGAGGGTTGCAGCAGACGCGGGCGGACTCGCCTGTCGGGATGCGTGCCCGGATGGCCTGCACTGCGGCGTCGCGCTCCAGTTGCTCCAGGCGGCTGGCTTCGTCCAGGGTGCGGTTACTGAACATCGGCGCCGTCCTCGAAGTCGATCAGGCGGTTCAGCTGCGCGCCCAGGTCCTGCGCACGCTGGCCGTAGTCGATGGCGTGGTTTAGGACGTCGGCCGGGGTGAGGTTGGCGCAGGTTGCGTCGTCTCCTGCAGCGGTTGCGGCGGCGTCGGACGCTTCAGCAGGTAGGACGGCGCCTTGGGTGGCGTCGGGCACTGCAGCACTGGCGCCAATGGCGGCGTTGTAGACGCGCAGCCAGCCGCGAGTAAACACGCAAGGGGCATCATCAGCCGGCCGGGGTTGGGTAGTCGTGACATAGGGCACCGTGGCATGGAGGGCGGCGGCCGTCTGCGCGTGCTGGCGCTCCTGGCCCACCAGTTGGCTGGTCAGCAGGTTGCCGAATGCAACCCGCTGGCCGAACTTCTGCAGGGATGTAGCCAAGTTGTTGGCCGTGGTCTGAGCCAGGCCGCCCTGATAGGTGGCCAGCGCTAGGTCGCCGGCCTGCTTGGCGGCGCGATGTCCGAATTGGTAGCCGATCCCGGCCGCGATCATGGCGACGACCAGGAGGACCAGAAGCCCCAGAACGATGTTAAAGAGACGATCACGCATCGGGCTTGGCCTTACGGGTGGCGAGGCGCATTAGGACCGTGTAGCCGCCCACAGCGGCCAGGTAGACGCCCCAGATTTCGGCGGTCAGCCGATGGTCCCAGCCTTCGCGCAGGAAGATGGCCGTGGCTGCCAGGTTGGCGACGTTGGGCCACAGCTTGGTATGCGACAGCCGGCCGGTCTCCGGATCGGTGACCAGCTCGGCCAGGCGCTTGGGGATGTTGCGCAGCGGCCGAATCATGCGATCCCGGCCACCATGCGCAGGGCCGCGTCGATCACGGCGGGGCTGTACGGCTGCACGCCGTTCTCATGGCGAATGATGGCGGCCACCAGCGGGCGCATGACGGCCGCCTTGGTCAGGTCGATGTGCTGGTCCGGGTGGACGTCCACGGCCTGGGCCACGCTGGTGATGTACGCCTCGGTGTCGTTCTCGTTGGGCGGCGCCCAGCGGGAAACGATCTCGCGCATGGTGTCGATGCCCTTGTCGCCGATGCCCGGCATGCCGGTCTTGACACGGTAGTTCAGCAGGACGCAGGCGATGGCACGGATGCCATAGCGCGCTTCGCTGAATTGGCAGAACGCCGGGTCAGTGCGCTGGTGCGCGGGAATGAGACCTTGCCAGTTGTCGCCCCAGCGGATGTTGCCGGGGTTGTTGTTGCGAATGCCACGCGGGGCCATGGGTAACTGCTCCAAACCGTCGCGTCGGACATCGACGCAACTCACGGGCGCAGTCTCGCGCGTGCGTGTCCGGCGCAGGAGCGGGACACATGTCAGGGAGTACCAAAGACAAAGCCCCGCGCTTGGCGGGGCTTGCTCGATGTCACCAGGTCAGAATAGCCTGGCCTGCTGGGCGGACGCTGGCCCATCCCGGTCGGTCTCGTTCAGGATGCGCCAGATTTGCCGATCCGACTTGCGGTAGCGTGGGGCCATCTCCGCAACGGCCCGCATTGCCGCCATGCACTCGGTCTGCGTGAGGCGGTCGAACTCTGCGCGGATTTCGCGGTTGCGCAGCTCGCGCAGTGCCTCGGCGCACGTCGCAAAGTACAGCTCCTGACCGCCGAACACTTCCACCAGTCGCATGGCGGCCGCCTCGCCGATGACGCGGGCCACGCGCTGAAACTGCGCTTCGCCGGCTTCGGTCTTGCGCATTGGCACGCGATACGTGGCACCGCCGAACGTTTCCACCAGTTGGAGCGCGACCGCAACGCCCACGGCGTCCACGATCTGGCGAATCACGCGGGGCAACAGGCCCAGCACACTGTCCAGCTGCATGCGTTACCCGTTGCGGTTGGCGCTCATCTGGAGCGCGGCAGCGAGGCGCCAGAGCTGATCATGGTCGCACCATTCGAGCCGGTCGATACCAAACATGTGCTTGGCCATCGCTTCGGCGTAGCCCCACGGCTTGCCGCCATCGGCAAGCAGCGCCTCGACCTTGCCCACCAGCTTCGCGCGACCATCCGACACGCGTGGGCGCTGGCCGGTCTGCTTGGTCGGCTTGAATCCCGAGCGCTGCAGGTGTGCCAGCACCTTGGCCGCGCCCTTGTCGTCCAGGTCTTTGGCCGATTTAACGCCACCCACCGCCTGCAGCATGTCGCGGTAGGTTTCCTCGTCCATCGCCAGCTGCTTGCGCGCGATGTGAATCTTGGCCAGGTCGCAACGCGATGCCATGATTAGGCCGCCTTCTCGGTCGACAGCGGGTAGCCGATGTGCACCAGGCTGATATCGCTGCAGGTCTTCAGGAAGTGTCGCAACATCGGCTTCGCGGACGACCAGGTCGGCATGTACTGCGTGATTTTCTTGTCCAGGTCCGGGAATGCCTGCTTCACGCCGCGTTTGCCGAATGCCTTTGTTAGATCGGCCTTGCGCTTCGCGGTGAAAAGCGAGCGCGACACCGGGCGCATGAAGCGCTTGGCCTCTTCGCACTCGCCCTTGGTCCAGGCCGGATGCCATCCACCATTGACGTACACCATCAGGATGTAGCTCAGGCCCTTGGCGCGTTCGACGTGCACGTCAACGCGGTAGCCGTCGCATTCCAGCCGTGCCATGCCGTAGGGTCTGGAAAGCTCGTAGTCGATTGCGATGATTTGTTCGCGGGTCAGCGTTGCCATGCGTCAGTCCTTGTTGCCCTTGCTGTTGCGGTTGTTCCTGTTGCGTTCGTGATAGCGCTTCTCGTAGATCGCTCCTGCGACGGCAATAGCGATCAGGGATGCGAAGGTCGCCACCATGACAATGATTTGCTTCGTCATCACGTTCCCCAGTTGGCTGCTCGTCAGTGCAGGGCCGCCACGCTCTGCAGACGCCCGCGATTGCGGGCGTTTCGCATGCCGCAATGCTTGGGCGTTACGTGGCTGTGATACTCATCAGCGACCGCAGGTCAGCGGCGGTGCGTTTGTGGTCGTGTCCGTCCAGCCAGTTGACCAGTTGGTCCAGCCGTTCGCGCACATCCTCAGTTACGGGTGCCTGCTCGCCGGTAAAGCACGTCCGGAATAGTCCCGACCAGTGCGCCGTGTCCCAAATCTCCTGGGCCGTTGGCTCGCGTCCCGTTGCTGCAATGAAATGGCTTCGGTACTCGTCCAGCGTGCGAATCACGATCTGCCGATCCGGTGGCACGTTTGCCTGCTGGGCTGGCTGGGCATCCGTAGCAGCAAGCGCAGCATCGATGCGCGCCACGACAGGTGCATCCAGTCGCTTGTATTCGTCGGTCGACGTGTCCTTGTTGGCAATACGCCAACGGGCGTCATGCAGCAGTTTTGCCGTTACCGCGTCGATATGAGTCATGGATGCACCTCACACCTTGGCTAGGTCGAGCAACACGGCCTGATACTCGTCCGTGCCCTCGATGCGCTCATAGAAGCGCACGTAGCTCTTGGTGCCCACGACCTGGACGCTGTCGCCAATCGCGGTCATCGCCTGCTGCCAACGCGCATCCTTGATGTCCAGACTGCGCAGCGACAGCACGCGGCCGGTGTTCAAGTTGCCCTCTTTGTCGGTGTCGAAAGCGCGCTGGATGATGGCCTTGATTTCGGGGCGCGATCCCTCTGTCCACTCGGTCATCAGGTCGTCAATGATGGTCTTGGCGGCCTGCAGACGCTCGTCAAACTTCATGGTGTCGGCATGGGCCAGTCGGACCTTGTAACGGCCGTCGAAGCTGTGGAGGGTCACGTTGCCTTTGCTGCCGCCGCGCTGGACGCCGTACTCCTCGGCTGACAGCTTGACGAACGCCTGGAAGTCTCCAAAGAAGGCGGTCTTGAGCGCCTGCAGCTGTTGGCGCATCGTCTTCGCCTTGGTCACCATCTCTTGGACCAGCTCGTCGCGGGCCAGGTCGATGGGTTTAACCAACGACCGGGGCACCAGGTGCCCCTGGGCGTTGGTCAGGAAGTCGGAAGTATTCGTTTGGGTGGTGTGAGACACGTAAAGCTCCGGTCAGTGTCGGGTTTCGGTTGCGGCTCGTTCCTCGGGGGTGCAGACGGTGACGGTGATGACTTCGTTACGCCATTGCTGCAGCACTTCGTCGCGCACGTCGGTTGCGTTCTCTCGCAGCTGAGCGGCGGCGCTTGCGACCATCCAACGCGCACTGGCGGCGAAGTCGACCAGAGCAACAGCCATCGCGCTGTAGTTGCCAACCGACACTGGGTGCTCGGCTTTCTGGGCCTGCTCCAGGTAGTCCAGGTAGGCGGCGGCCAGCTTCTGCAGGTCGGGCGTCCAGTCCAGCGTCTGGCCGGACAGCTGCGAAAACAGGCGCATGGCCTGCGTGCTTTTGTTGTCTTCCATCACTGTTCTCCCAAGGTTTCGGCTCGGCGGCTGCCGGCCGCGCTGAGCATGGTTTTGCGAACATCGGCGGGCATAGGGCGTTTTGCCTCGGACACCATCACGGGTTGCTGACGTGCTGTCGCTGTACCGGCGCCAGCATGGCCAGCGCGTTGGGCCTCGGTCTTGCGCTCGTCCGATGCGGACGCCTTGTCGGCCAGGCCGACCACGACGGCATGGAGGTAGCCGTGCGACTTGAGCGGCAGTTTGAGTTGGCCCGTGTCACGCCGCGCCGCCATTTCCTCCAGCGCCATGCGCCAGTAGTCCAGCGGCGCCGCATGCGTGACGCCGTAGCCGTCGCGCACGGTGCCGGTCTTGATCGACGCGACGACCTCCGCCAGGACCGTGGCCACGCGCTCGTATCGCATTTCGGTTTTGGCCGGCGCGAACATGCCGACGTAGCCCAGCAGCGGGCGCAGCAGCTTTGCGCCGTCCGGATGCGCGCTGACCAGTTGCAGGACCGCGTCACGGACGCCTTCGTGGGCGAACACCACTTCGGCAGTGAGCACGTTCCTGCAGACCGGGCAATGAAAGCTCGGCAGCGCCATCAGGCCCCTCCCTCTGGGTTGGCCGCCTTCATGACCTGTTCAACGTTGATGCGATCCAGGTAGGTGATGAGCTGGCAGGTAGCGGCCTGGCCCAGGTCGACGGACTTGCGACCCACCTTGATGGTCAGAACGCCACGCGAAGACAGTGCGGCGCTGAACTCCGCTGCACCGGTCGTGGCACGCCGACCGGCCACGCGATTGGCCGCGCGCACCGTGCGTTGACGCGGGGACAGCAGGACATCGGGCGGGTTGTCCGGGTTGATGCTGTAGCTGTTGACGGTGTGCGCGTTGTCGGCGGCCAGTACCTTCTCGACCAGGATTTCTTCGCGCTCGATCTCACCCGCGATGTACGGCTGCGGGTTCTCGATCTCCAGCCTGTCGACCAGCTCGGGGGTGCGGATTCCCTTGTTGTCGCGGATCATGTTGATGATGCGCAGCTTGTTGGATTCGGTGACGTTGGTCATGTGGAGTCCTTTAGGCGGTCAGGCGCGGGCGGCTATCCACCGGACCCGGCATGGGGTTGGACTGGCCCACGCTGTAGGCCAGAAGGGCCACCAGAAGCGTCCAAAGCAGGAAGCCCAGGCGGGTGTGGAGAAACTGGCTCAGGGTCATGCGCTTGTGCATCACAGCCCCCGATCCAGCTGCGCCAGGCGGGCGCGCAGCGTTTCTTCGTTCTGGCGGTACAGCAGTTCCAGTGCGGACTGGTTGCGCTCGGCAGCGATCAGCTCTTCGCGGCGCCATTGGATGTCCTGGTCGCCGTATGCAATGTCGCGGGCCATGCGGCGCAGCTTGCGCTGGATGACGATGCGTTCGCGCATGCGTGCCCACTCGCCGGCCAGGCGGCTGCAGGCGGCGCCGAGTTCCGCGCCGATGCGTGCCATGCCGGCGCGCAGTTCACTGGCCACAGGGCCGTTAAACGCAGGCAGCCTCGGCGTAAAGACGCTGCCGCGCTGGTACTTCAACAGGACTTGTCTACGGCGTTTCACTGCGAACGCTCCTTGGTGGTTAAGTCGATTTGCGGGCCGCCCACTTCGGGCAGCGGTAGGGTCTTGGTGTCCAGCGCCGCCATGGGGATGTCCTGGTCGCGTGGTTTGCGTGGCGTCGGTCGAAACGGGCACTTCTGGCATGCTTTCCACAGATTCAACTTGTGCGGGTTGTGCATGGGTACAGGCCCCAGCGCCGTGTCGCGGCAATGCTCGATGTCGACTTGCTTGCAGGTCGCGGGGCACGTGATGCGTTCGAACGTTTGCCGGTAGATGCGCTCGATGCGGTCGGTTTTGGCGCGGCCGGCGCCGTATTCGCCCAGGCCACGCAGCAAGATCGTCAGCGTTGAGCGGGCGATGCCCATGCGCTCGGCGACAGCGGCCTGCGTCGACGCTGTAACCTCCCTGCTCAGCCCCGCGAACCAGTCTGTTTGCATGTACGGTGGATCAGAGGGCATTCACAATTTCCTCTTCGTCCACGAACACCACGCGACCTTCGTTCGGGTCGTACACCGTGCGCGTGCGCTGGATCATCGGTGCGCGCGGGCCGGTGTAACGGCTGGCAATCAGTACATAGCGGGCTGCCCTGGGGTTCTTGCCGCGTTGTGCCGCCTCGACCAGGCGCAGGTAGCCGGCTTTGTGAAGCGCCTTGACGTACGCCTTGGCGGTCCCCTCGGCAACGGTATGCGCCTTGGAGCTGGCGAACGCGGCCAGCTCCCGCGCATCAAACGCCGTCTTCTCGAACATGCGATGCATGGTCTGCCACATCGATTCTGTGCCCGCGCCCTGTGAAACAACGTTGCCTTGCCGGTTGACGCGTGGGGCCTCAACGCCGTTGTCTCGGACGAGGCGGTAAGTCAGGCGCGGTCTGATCCCGCCCCGGTTCACTGCCTCTTCCGTGACAACCTCGATGATTCCGGCCGTCAGCAGCACCGTGACGTAGTCGGTAACGTTCGTTTCCAGGCCCTGGCAGGCACGCGCGAGCTGGTCGCGAGTGAACCCTGTGCGGCGGGCGCGGATCGCTTCCCAGACGCGTTGACGCGGCGACTTACCGCCAGTCTGTTCCAGTTGGACCGGCTTACGCGGCATGGCCACCCCCGTGTGCCAGCATGTCCCGCATGGCCTTCATCTGGTGGATGACACCGTCGACGTCGGTCGCCCGCATCGGCACCACGACGGTGACGTGCTGGTGTTTGCGCTTGCCGGTGAGCGTGATGCGGAGTTCGACAGTGCCGGTCTCGGGTGCGGCCGTCACCTGGATGACGCCGCGCGCCTGCAGCTCGGGTGCGTCGGTGCGCCCGATCTGGTAATGGCAGCCCTCGAAGGTTGAGAGAGTCAACGTGCCGGCGCTCATCATGCCCTCCGCTCCGGCGAACGCCCGGTGTAGACGGTGGCGGTGGACAGGGCGTCCATCGTGATGCGGTCCATGCCGTGGGTGTTGCTGTGGTCCAGCAGCTGCGTCAGGTTCACGCAGACACGGCGCACGGACCCCTGCGCCAGCTGTACCAGGTGTTCCAGCACGTCGGTGTCGAACTCCAGCGACGGGGCGTAGATGGGAGTCAGCTTGATGGCGTCATCCAGCGTTACGGCTTGTGCAGGCGCCCAGGTCAACACACGCGAGTGAAACCGTTCCCACGCCTCCAACTTCTTGGGCAGCAGCTCTTCGCCGACCAGCAGTAGCGAGCCCTGCGACGCTTCATAGATATCACGCGTCAATTCGATGAGCGTGTCATTTTTTGTTGCGTAGTCGAATTCATCCAGGATCAGCGTGCGACCCGACAGGCTCAACTGCTCAGCCACCATGTCCAGCAGTTGCGGCACCGTGGCGCGCTGGTGGCGGATGCCCATTTCCTGCAGGATTTTTTCCAGCAGACTCTTGGAGCGCCACGCGCTGCGCATCTGCACGTAGTAGGCGCGCGTTTCGTTGGCCAAGGCGTTGGCGGCGAACGTCTTGCCCCAGCCGGCAGCCCCATACAGGACTGCGATGCCAGGAAGGCCGTTTCTGCGAGCGTCTAGACGCTCCAGGGTTGCGCTGACCAAGTCCAGCGTGGCGATGTGAGCCACGCCGCCGATGGGGCCGACCGCCGGTTTGCCCGTGTTTGTGTTCTTCGTCATAATGGTTTGGCTTGGATTAGCGAGTGGCGCGCAGCGGTGAGACGCTGTCGCCTGCAGACGCCGCCAGGGGTTGCGCCTCCTGGTGGCGTTTTTTCATGGCGCGGTATTCCGGTGAGTCCGGATACCGGCCATAGAAAAGTTGTTGTTGCCGGTCCTCGATGGACCCGCCGTTCTTCACCAGTGCGTCCAGCTCCAGCCAGCGACGGAACCGCTGCTGGGAGGTTTCTTGCATGGTGTGGACGTTCGTTGCCTCGGGTGACGGCTGCGCCTGGCGTTTGTCCAGGATTCGCTGCAGGTCGGCCGGGACCGCTGCAACTGCTGGCTGGCCTGCGATGACGCGGTGCGCCTTTGCCGAAGCGTCCAGGGCCGGCGTGCTGTAGGCCACCGTGGGCTGGGGCAGCGTGGCCAGCTTCCCGGCCGCTTCTGCCTTGGCCCGCAGGGCCGACTGCAGCAGTTGGTCCGGGTCCAGCTTCGGCGCCTTGGCTGCGCGGCGCTGCGCCTTGACGTTGGCGCGCTGCAGCTCGCGTGCATGGGCAGCGATTTCCTGCCGCGACACGCCCGTGCGCTCGGGGCATACCGCCTTGCAAAGGAATTCGTTGGTCTCGGCCAGGAACACCGCGATTTCGCCGAAGTCCGGCAGCTGGCGCGTGAGGACGTCCTGGCCCACGTACAGGGCCAGCTCGGGAGCGATGAAACCCGCGCCGTCGATGGTTAGCCCCTTCTTGGTGACCACGTACCGGCCCTTGCCAGCAGGCTGCGCCAGCAGGATGTCCAGGGCGCGCTCGTCCTGGATGCGCTGCACCTGGCCGCGATACGCACTTGCCACCTCGAACGGCGTACGGTCGCCCAGGCCGCCATGCGGACGCTGCTCATACGTTCCGGTCAGCCAGTCATTGATGAGTGCCTGCAGCTTGCGGCCGGACAGCGCCACCGCGACGGTCGTGTCCTTCTTGAACAGCCGTTCGGCGAAGGTGCGTCGTGCCTCGATGGCGCTGCGCTCGGCAACGTTGTGGCCGATGAACGCGTCCAGCGCTTCCAGGTTCGAGTGCAGCAAGGTTTTGATGCCGCGTTCCACGTGCGGCTTCTCCCACGGGGAGAAGGGGCCGGTGGTGTGGTGGTGGATGCCGAGCTGGCGCAGCGTTTCCTTGAACTCGATTGACTGGTAGTCCTGGCCGTTGTCGGTCACGATCTCATCCGGCACACCCCAAAGCAGCAGCGCCAGGCGCAACGCCAGCTTGTGCGTCTCGGTCTTGGGTGTCGGCGCCAGTACGAACAGCATGCGGCGGGAGTAGACATCGACCACGGCCGACGCCGAGTAGCGGCGCTGGTCGCCGTCGTCGTCGGTCAGCATCCAATCGGCCGGCGTGGCGTCCATTTCCCAGCGCTGGTTCAGGCAGACCACGCCGGCCGACGCGTCGCCGAACGCGACCATGTACTGGTTTTTCCACTGGTCCGGGTTGGTGGCGGCCGTCAGCAATTCGGCGTTCCTGGCCTTCCACGTCCGCAGAAACCGATATGCCTGGTGGTAGGTCGGGACGACGAACAGGTGTTCGCCCGTCTCGCTGTCCGTGGCGGCCTCGGCGATCAGGTCCAGCAGGTTCTGCACGCCCAGGTGTGGGCGCGCGATCAGCAGCGCGATGGTTGCGCGCTCCAGCTCGGGCTGGGTGGTGAAGACGTTGACGTCCTTCAACTGCTTGCCGTCGCGGTGGTCGATCAGACCGGCCAGGCCGCTGCGCTCGAACTCCAGCACCCAGCGCTGCACGGAGCGTGCGGATACGGTCGGCATCGTCGCCAGTACGGCCGCAGCGACCTGGATTTCGCGGGCGTTGTATGCCGCTGCGAAGGCTTCCCAGCTGACCGTCCGGCGCATGGGTTGCGAGGCGGCAAACCAATTTTCCCAGGCACGCACGACCCCGAAACGGGCGTCCAGCAGCGACTTAACGCCGGCCGGCATGTCAGCCATCAGCGCCTTCAGGTTGTTTTCGCCACGGGCACGCTTGTCCTCCGCCTCGGCTTCTGCCTTTGCCTTGACCCGCTCCAGCATGACGTCCACAGCACGCGCGGCCTCGGCGCGGGAATTGATCGCCTTGTGTCGTTGGACAGCCTTGCGGATGCTTGCCGGAAGGTTTGAGAGCGCAAACACCTTTCGTTGGCCGCCACGGCCGGCTTGCAGCTCGAAAACCCAGTCTTCACGGCGTGCACGGTCGTCAATTGCCTGCCGTGCAACACTCAGCGCTGCCGCAATGTCTTTGACGGTGACCATCATTTCAGCCCCCTGCCGCCTACCAGTTTGTCGTCAAGCAGTCTTTGCAAGAGGGACTCCGGCATCGAACGGTAGGCGTCCGCCAGTCGCGCCTTGATGAGCTTGTCTTGCATCGTCAGGGCGCCTAGCTCGGCCAGGTGCGCCTCTTCGCCGCGATATACCTTGCAGCCGCAAGCCGTGGCGATTGCTTCCAGCATCTTGTAATTGCCGGTGGCGACGATTAGGGCCGGGATAGCGTCGGCCGGAAAGCGCTTGTCCGAGCTGGGGGCGCAATACTGGTCGAGCATGTTCTTGGACATGTCGTGGCTCGACAGACGGGAGATTTGGGCTGCTACGTCGTGGCGGTCCATCCCGGCCATGCTGGCGCCGGCCAAGGTGTCTACCAGCGCTTCGCGGATGGCAAGGCACATGTCAAGGGCGCCAGGCTCCGGCCGCGGTTGCGGTGGCACATCGAACAGCGACAGCTGTTGCCGATCCGATTTAGCTTGATTCGCGCGTCGCTTCATCGCTTCACCTTTTAACTATCGACGGTCAAGCAGCAGCAACGTTTTCAACGTTGCTAGCAGGAAGCTGGCTGGTAGACTTACGTCCAGATCGACGCCCAATTCCGCGTTGATGTCTCCCGCTCTTTGGATTGCCGTGCTCGTCGTAGCGCGAAGGCCAGATGACATGCGGTGCGACGCCGATTTCCGCTGCGATGATTCGTTCAGCGGCCGGCCACGGCGTATTTAGGGCGTTCACAAGAGATGTCGGCGCATAGCCGTTTTGGATGCTCAGCTGGCGCAGCGTGATGCCAGCTTTTTCCAGAGCGGCCTTGACGTCTGCCCGATGCCAGTCCTTGGCGACTGGTTTTTTTGGTGTGTGCAACTTGTTCATGTGCTCAAACTTAACAGAAACCTGTTACCGTGGTCAACAGGTTTCTGTGGATTGCACCTTCGGAAATTGCTATGCAATACTTAGAAAGCTGCTATGTCACTGATTCCATTGGCCTTTGCCGAAAGGTGCAAGACCAACACGGAAGCTGCAACTTGCTTGCAGCTTTCAATACGGTGAGGTGCAAGTAATGACAACGCTTGCGGAGCGCATCCGGGTATGTGCCGAACGTGCGGGCGGAGGGGATGCATTGGCCCGGAAAACTGGCATACCGCGCAGTACGCTGGAAACGTACCTAACAGGAAAGGCGGAGCCAAAGGCTGCCCGGATAGCAGAAATCTGTAGTGCGGCGGGGATGAGCGCCCACTGGCTCGTCTTCGATGAAGGCCCCAAGTTGCGGGAGGATCTTCTTGGGGGTGCGAAGGACTCCTGCGGTCCGGTGGACACCGAGCTGCTCGGCCTAGTGGTTGGCAGGCTGGAAAAGGTGATCGCAGCGCGCGGTGCGCGGCCGGCACCAGAAAAAAAGGCTGAAGTGATTGCCCTGCTGTACGACTACATGATGGAAACGGGCAAGAAGGAAGGCCCAAGCGTGGAGCGCATCCTGCGGCTTGTGGCTTGATCCGCTTGTATCCATCTGATTTTGTTGGGATTTTTATGCGGGCTGTCGATTGACGAACTAGCACGCACAATCGCGGTGCTATTGCCTTACAAGATGCTTTCTATCGCACATCCGTGGGGTTTACCCGGTCCGGGCGGCCCCAGTAACGTACTGATCCGAAAGGGTTTTCCCCCGAAGTGCGAATAATCACGCAAGGCGTGACATACAAGTCACATTGCCTATAAGCGATAGCCGCTACAGAGCGAACACAACGGGGCGAAAGCCCCGTTTTTGTTGGCAACGCCCCAGAAGAGGGGCCTTTGAGGGAGCGGCAATGCAGGAAACTGCGCGAGAGCGCTTGAAGGGAAAGTTGGATGAACTCCTGGGCAGCAGCGAGGGAGAAGCCGCGCCGACCAACGCCGCGCCGATTGTAAACGTCAGCGGCGGCACTGTTTTTGTGGGCAATGGCAACGTCCACAACGTCTACACCGTGCGGCCGCGAATCACCACCGTCGTTCAGACGGGTAACGGCGTTCTGGATGCCCACCAAAAACGGCGGCTGCTGGACCTGCGGGACCAAATCGCAGCGGTATCGCGGTACGTGGACTCCCATGCTGTCACGCCTGCCGGGGTCATGCGTCGTCTGAACCAACATATGCAGGTCAACAGCTATGCGGAGATTCTGTCTGATAAGTTCGGACAGGCGGAGACGTACTTGGTGCGCTGGCGTGCGCGTCTGGAGGGGATGGAGGGGGCGACACGCTCGCCTGGCTGGCGGGATCGGCGCATCCGCGCAATACACGCACGGTGCCGTGAACTGAACGCAGAGGGCCGTAGGTACGCCTACATGCGCAAACGATTTGGCAAGACGTCGCTTGTGGACCTGTCCAACGAGGAAGTGGACCAGGTGTATCGGGCAGTGATGGATTGGAAAGCCGAGGGGTAA